ATATACTTGCCATAATTATCTCCTAGGCTGGTTTTCCCATAAATAACCCAGCTATTTGTGCTGCTTGACCAAGCTGATCCATAAACCCAGGTTTATAACTGCTTGATTGATTAGTCTGTGTAGGCAACGCACTAACACCTTGAGCCAATAGACCAAGTTGTTGTGGGCCGTAATTGATAGCTCGTAAGAACTCGTTGTAAGCAGCATCCATACCAGCTTGTTGTAGTCCTTGTTGTTGTGAACCTATACCAGATAACATGCCTAAGTTTCTGTATTGATCGCTTAATTGATTGCCTAATAAACCAGCTTGGAACTGTCTGTTTTGCATTTCTAATCCTGGTTGCATAAAGGCTGCTCTGTTTTGTGCATCCATGTTTGCCATATTCATTTGGTTATCAAACTGTCCTTGCTGTAAACCAAATCTGTTTAATGCACTTTGGTCTGCTCCAAATCTGCTTGCATCTAATTGAGCTTGTTGCATTGCAGCTCTATTAAATGCATCCATACCAGCTAAACCTGTTTGCTGATCTAGTCTCGCTTGATTTTGTGCTATGTCACCAAGTAAACCTTGACCAGCTAATCCAGCTTGTTGACCAAAACTTGCATTTTGCATTGCAACTTGTCTGTCTGCATCCGACATCATTTGTTGTGCTTGGAAGTCTCTGCCAATATCTTGACCAGCTAAACTTGTAGCTTTGTCATATCCTTGTGATCGTAAGTTGGCTGCAATATTACCAGCTCTATCTGCAAAGTTTCTATTAGTTTCTGCTTCTAATATAGCTGAACGAGAACCACCAAATGCACCTCTACCGATTGCAGCATCTTGGTCTGATTGTATTTGCATTTGTCTTGCTCTGTTTAAATCACTTAGCGTGTTGTCTATAACTTGTGATTGAAATGGATTTTGGTATGCACCTAAATTTGTGTCTAATAATGATGTTGGTGTTACATCTCTTACATCACTACGATTAACTGAAGTACCACCAAACATATTTACTGGATTTATTTTTGCTCCACCAAACATATTTACTGGTGCAATATTAGATGCTTGTTGCATCGCTGCTGGTTGCAGTTGTGTTGCTGTACCAGTAAAAGGTGTAACTGTTGGTGTTGCTTGATTTGCTAAAGTATTAAGTTTTTGTCTAGGATCAAATCCCATAGATTGATTAAACATATCTCTTGTTGCATCAAATCCTTGTAATTGATCTGGGTTAAATCCAGCTACTCTTGCACCTGTATAAGGAACAAAAGGTTGTGAGGCTATACTCTTAGACTTATTATATAAGTCTGAGTATATTTGCATTTGCTGCGGATCTGTAGTTGTTGTTGTTGTGCTTTTTCCTTTACTCATAATTCTTTTCTAATTAGATATTCTGGTTCAAAGCCAAGATGTTTTATTTTTCTTAGCCACCCTTTACGACCACCGCCATAAATTCTTTTGCAACCAAAGTGTTTTGCAAACTGTTCAAAGCTAGGCAACATTGCTTCTAGCTCTTTGTAGTCTCCACCACAGAAAAGTAAATTCATAGCTTTCATGCGTGGATATTCTACAAACTCTGTTATCATTACTGAGTTCTTACCAGGCCATATATGAAACATTCCTTGCCTGATTTTTTCTTTAATATCAGTTAAATTATACATATCTTGGTGCTTTATTGCACTCTTTATATGGTGTTCTAACCTATCAAACTCTAGCTCCCAATCTTCTTTAGACTGTTGCTGTTGTTGAGAGGTTTCCACTATTGTCAACTGTGACTTTGTATTTGCTTCCATCTGGACTAACCAATACTAATTCGGTGGCATCTCCACCATTTATTTGTATTCTTTCACCCTTGTTGAAAGTAATACCCGTTTGATATTCTATCTCTGAAATTAAATAATTGAGATAGTTCTTATCGAAATCTTCACTTGGTCTAGTAAGTGTTTTTCTAGCCACTACCTACGACCTCTGTTTCGTAAATTTAATCTTATGTTACCAACTTGGAACTCTTGCGTAGTTGTTCCTGTTACAGTCATTGAAACTTGTCTTGCTGTAAATCTAGCATCAGTATAACCATCATTCTCAAAAGTAAAAGAGCCAAAATCAGTTTCACTACCTAGTGGTGTAAATCTACCCTTAAAACTAATTGTAACGCCTGGTAAGGTGTTTGCTTCTTCATCTGGAAGAATCTGATTACATTGCACATAATTGTCACCATTGCCGATTTCTATTGGCCCAGATTTACAGAAAGGAACTGCATTACCTAAGTTTTCTGAATTACTTAATGTTGTGCTTTCGTGCTGATATACATTTCCTAAACTGTCACATGCGATTGGGAAATCAAATACACCTTGGTCTATCCAACATCCTCTATCCATAGAACCAATACTCCAAACATTATCAACATAGTTCCAGATGACATATTTATTAGGTGTTTTTTGTGCATCACCTACTGGATAGAACCACCAAATCTCATTGTAGTTTGAGTTATGACCACCAGATGCAATACGTCTATATTGATACTTTATGTTATCAAAAACTGTATCGTGTACTTCACATTTAATTTCTTTTACTGATCCGTCAAAAACAAAGAAAGAGTTTTCGCCCATCCATGCTAAAAAGTTACCAGATGTAACTACTGTTCTAGGAGATGCAGCTTTACAGTTAGTACCAGCATCTTGAATACCATATATAAAAGGAGAACCTGTATAGTAAAGTCTTGCGATACCTGTATCTGTAAAGATAATAATATCTGTTTGCCATTTAACACCACTTAGTATTCTTCCGCCTGTTGGTATTTGTAAATCACCAGCAGTATTTGTAGCTGCTGCTGTCCATGTTGTACTTGCTTCTCTTGATGACCATTGTACTTTTCTTGGGTCTCCACCAGCTCCTAAAGCTAACACATGACGTTCATTGGTAACTAAAACACCAGAACATCCTGTAGGAGAATTAGCTAGTTGTGATCCTATTGTTGATGGTGCTGTAGGTGACCATTTATAAATCTTGCCATCACTTGCACAACAAAATAATAAATCTTCTCCAAAGTTGTCAAATGACCAAGATTTAGAATCAAAGAACAGACCAGATTGTGACCTGGCATCTCCGTAATCTTCTACATCGTAATGATATGCACCATAACCAAGTGGATCGGTTGATTGATCTGATACAAAACCTGTAGGCGTAATGTCATACCAAGTGCCATCATGGTTTACAAAAATCTTTTGTCTTGTGCCTACTGCTAAAACTTTTTTACCAGCATTAGTAATGTACGCAAACATTCCTGTTGGCGTACCAGTTAAGGCTGTATTTCTTATTTTCTCCCAGCCACCTATCGGGCGTAGATAACCATTCTGAAAACGCACTAAGTCGCTGTCAACCCAGCGACCTTTGTTAGCGTAATCAGTTCCGTTGGTTATAACACCTGCTGGTGGAGTGACTGGCAGTAAAGCCATTATTAACCACCTATGGTTTTAGTTTCAGTTGTTGGATTGATTTGTTCGTTAATTTGTGCGTCAAGACCATCTTGTAAAGATTGGACTTGTTCTTCACCCATACCTTCAACAACCCAACCAGTTACCATTTCATTAGTAAGATCAGCAAATGGTACAAAGTTTTCTATATCATCTGCATTAACGCTGTGCGTACCATAAGATGAAGCTGTGTAATGAACATCTTCTTCATTAACCTCATGTGTTTGGTCGCTTACTGCGTTTAATCTCCAATGTACGTTGTAAACAACATCATTGTGATTGTCGTGTTCTGGGTAACAGTCAACTGTTTTACAATCCCATGTATATGTATTTGCCATTTTTATTCTCCTTTTAAGTTAGCAATTTCACTTTTTAGTGACTCGATTTGTTCTTGTTGTTCTTGTATAGCTTTTATAAGTGGCGTAACTAATTTACTGTAATCCATTTGGTACATTTCTTCTTCTGAGCCTGATACAGCATTAGGAACTATCTTCATAACTTCTTGTGCAATTAATCCTTCGTCTGCTTTGCCATCTGCTTTCCAATTGTAAGCTACTGGATTAAGTTCGTTGATAACTTCTAACCCTCTTGCAGAGCCTGTAACGTCTTTGAGTCTTGCATCTGAAGATGTGTTGTAGGCAACACTAGATGTATTAACAACAATAGCACCTTGTTGACCTGCTTGGTTTTGTAGTGAAAGAGCAGTAAATCCATCTGTTGTTATACCAGCAACTAAAGCAAGAGGTATTTTAGAACCTGAACCAGCAGTACAAGCTATAGTTTGATGTGCTGATGCTACAGTACTTGTTGTATTCACCAACAAGTTGCCTGAAGAATCAATACGCATAGATTCAGAACCATTTGCAGAAAATTTAATTGGATTACCTGCAATATCAATAGTAGCAAATGCATTAGCAGCATCATTAATACCTTGTAGTTGAACTGTACTGTTAGTATTTTGAACAGCAAAGTTTGCATCTGTTGCTACTTTTACTCTTAATGGTGCTGTTGTGCTTGTAGTTCCAATGGAAACCTTGCCATCACTAGCAATACGCATTTTTTCTGCACCTGCTGGGAAGAAACCTATAGCATTTCCAACATTGCCAATTTCTGCCTCTCCATTATTATCCTTTAATTGTATTGCAGCTACAGAATCTGTGCTTTGAAATCTAGCAACTACATTTGATGTACCTGAATTTACATGAAGTGTGTAACTAGGAGATGAGTCTCCAATTCCTACTTTGCCTGAAGAATCAATACGCATTCTTTCTGTGTTGTTTGTGCCAAAGACAATATGTGCGTTTTCAGCG